TGACCGGATTCCACGGTAATATAGTATGCAACCTAGAAACAGCAACAAGTAGGTACACAGCATGATTACAACATTAGATGTTGAAACAATGTTTCAAAAGAACCCTGAGACTAAGCGTACTGACCCATCACCGTTTCACAAGGACAACAAGTTAGTATCCGTACAATATGCAACCGAAGATGACGAGCCGGTGTTCCGTTGGTTTCACCACGCTACCGAAACTATTGACACACGTGAAGTTCACAATGATGTACAAAATGTTCTAGATAATACCACCCTGCTTATCGGTCACAACATTAAGTTTGACTTGGTGTGGCTGTGGGAGTCTGGCTTTCGGTATGACGGTGATGTATACGATACTATGATTGGTGAATACCTGCTGTTACGCTGTCAGAACTGGGGCGTAAGCTTGGCCGATAGCTGTACCAGACGCAAGGTATCCTTAAAGAAGGGCGACTTGATTGAAGAATACATCCGTAGCGGCGTAGGCTTTGACAGAATGCCCAAGGACATCGTTGAGGAGTATGGCATTGCTGACGTTGTATCCACACGTGAGCTGTTTTATGCACAACGTAGGCTGTACTCTGAGGATAAAAACGCACCGCTCCGTAAGCATCTAAAGCTTATGAACAACTTCCTGCCTGTGCTTGCTACACTGGAACAGAATGGAATCAAGATTGATTTCACAGAACTTCACAAGGTTCGCTCTGACTACCAGATTGAACGCTCTGAGCTACAGATGAAGCTAGAGGATGTGTGCCATGAGGTCATGGGCGACCGCCCTGTTAACTTTGCATCACCGGCACAGATGAGTGAGCTTATCTACTCCCGCCGTATCACTGATAAAAAGAAATGGGCTGAGATATTCAATATCGGCTTAAACGATAAGGGCAAGCCATTGCATCGCCCACAGATGAGCACCGCGCAGTTCGCTGCCACCGTTAAGAAGATGACCACACGTATACACAAAACACGTGCTGTGCATTGCCGCCAGTGTATGGGTAAGGGTGAGTTCTGGAAAACTAAGGTTAACGGCGAGCTATGGAAGAACGCCACAAAGTGTAAGACTTGTGCTGGAGAAGGATACATACAGGAGCCGCTACCTAAAATCGGGGGACTCACAATGAATCCACAAGGTGTGCTTGACGTATCGGCTAGCGGTTTTTCCACAGATAAAACCACGTTGCTTCGATTGTTAAAGGCCGCTGTTCACAAGGGTAACGAAAGTGCAGAAACCTTCTTAAAAGCTGCTGTACGGCTTAACGCAGTCGAGGTGTATCTTTCTAGCTTTGTGGGCGGTATAGCCCGTAACGTGAAGCCCAACGGGATACTACACCCTAAGTTTAACCAATGCATTACTCGTACCACTCGCCTGTCTTCATCTGACCCTAACTTTCAGAATCAGCCACGTGGAAATACATTCCCAGTGCGCCGTGTTGTTATATCTAGGTTTGACAATGGTACAATTTTACAGGCTGATTATAGTCAGCTTGAGTTCCGTGTTGCCGCACAGATGAGCGGTGATGAAACTATGATTAAGGATATTTTAGATGGTGTCGATGTTCACAAATATACCGCGTCAGTTATCTTTGATAAGCCAGAAGCTGAAGTTACCAAGGAAGAAAGAACAGACGCCAAAGCGCATACGTTCAAACCTCTCTATGGAGGGTCTTCCGGCACACCAAGCGAGATGGCTTATTACCAAGCGTTTACAAAGAAATACCCAAAGCTTGCTAAATGGCATCAAGATTTGCAGACTGAGGCTATTTCACATAATAGTGTTACTCTGCTTACTGGTCAGCAATTTGCTTTTCCAGATGCTAGACGACTTTCTTCAGGTGCTGCATCGGGAGCGCCCTCAATCAAGAACTACCCTGTACAAGGTATGGCGGGTGGTTGCTTGGTGCCGTTGGCAATGCTTTCGTTGCACCGTGCACTTAGAGATAATAATTGCAAGTCTATTGTTATCAATACAGTCCACGACTCTATAGTTCTTGATGTATTTCCTGGTGAAGAAGCACTTGTTGCTAGGATTACGTACGATGCAATGACCGGTGTTACCAAGGACTTTGAAGATTTATATAATGTCAAGTGGGTGGTGCCACTTGAAGTCGATGTTGAGGTAGGAAAAAACTGGCTCGATATGGATACTTTTGCGCTTGACTACCAACAAGCAATGTGATAAAACTCTTGTTCAACTAAAGGAAGGGTCAAAAATGACTACATTACCTACTATTAATAATAACCTGTCTTATGAGCAGATTGCACAGATGACAGGACAAGAAATGCCTTCTAAAAGCACCTCCACATTGAAGGTGTTGAAAATTAATCGTGACTTTGAAGACGATGATGGCAACGCGCTACCATCTGGAACATTCACAGTTAATGCAGATGGCGAAAACATTTATGCTAAAACAATTACTTTTCAATTGTTTATGCAACGTTATCAATATATTCACTATGACCAGTCGGAAGGCGAATTCGTAGGGAAGTCGATTATGGCAAATAACCTATACCCACAAACTGAGGTGCCGGATTCAATTGGTACTATGCGCTGTGGGTCTGTGCCAGCATCAAAACGCGAGAACTTAACCGTAGAACAAGCCACTAAGCAGAAGGATATTAAATGCTATCGTATGCTTTTTGGTAAAGTCACATTTAATGATGCGGTTAATGCAAAGGGTGAGAAACGTGAAGTTGTGGATATGCCAATATTGTGGAAAGCACGTGGTGCTAACTTCATGCCTATGTCAGTCCCACTTGATGCGTTGACAGCACAACGCAAGAACTTCCTGTTTTATAACATGGATGTTTCCTTGAAGAAGGAAAAGAATGGTTCTGTTATTTACTATGTTGGTGTGTTCTCATCACCTAATGGTCCACTTGATTTTAGTGAAAGTGACCAACAGTTGCTAATTGACTTTGATGCGTATATTAAGGCTGAGAATAAAGACGTTATGAATGACTATGATTCTGCACTACGTTCAGCCGGAAATATAGTTGACGCTGAATCAACTACTGTTACAATGGATGACGTACTTAACGACGACCTGCCGGAGTCAATGGCATCATGAATGTAAATCAAAGCCGTCTTCTTTCGTTCCTTTCAAAGGCGGCTCGTGGGGAGGCAGAAATGTCTCCTCACACCCTTGATAGGTTCGCCCAATACGCCCGTGACGCTATGGAGAAACAGTTTACCCCACGGGATAAAACTTTCACATTGCGTATGAGTAACGTGGGTAAGCCTACCTGCCAGCTACAAATGCAAGCTAACGGCGTACAATCAGAAGCCCCATCATATGATTTTAAGATGCGTATGATTATGGGTGACTTGATGGAAGCTGCCATGTTCACTTTGATGGAAGCCGCTGGCATTGAAATAAAATCTAAACACACAAAAGTATCTCATAAAGTTGGTGACACAGTTATCAATGGTGAATACGATGTGGAACTTGATGACGGTATTTGGGATATCAAAACCGCATCCCCATTTGCGTTTGAACAGAAGTTCAGTGCACTGGACGGATTTAACAGAATTAAAGATAAAGATTCATTTGGTTACGTAGCACAAGGGATTGGCTACGGTATGGGTGCTGGTAAGCCCTTTAAAGGATGGATTGCTTTAAATAAATCTACTGGAGAAATTGCCTTTACCGAAGCCCCTGACAATGACACGGAGAAGGAAGAAGTAAATGAGAAAATACAGAAATCCATTTCTGCAACAGACTCCACTGAGCCGTTTAAACGACAGTTTTCAGATGTTCCAGAATCTTTCTACAAGAAAGAAACCGGAAATAGGGTATTGGGGTTTGAGTGCACATGGTGCGACTACAAAAAACATTGCTGGGAGAACTTGGAGTTCAGAAAGCAACTACCAAGCAAATCTAAAAACCCCAAGTTCGTCTGGTACACACACATCACAGACTATTGGCGTAATCATGACGATACAGTACAGAGCACCTGATGGTACTGCGTCAGCAAAAATCTTTAAAACGACTGAAGCGGAAGCCTACGACTTCATCACAGAGCTCAAAGAAGGCATCCCCTTCCCCACGCTCTACTGTGAAGGCCAAGTCTGCGCTTTCTCAGCGAAGCACATCAACGAAGTCCGTGCCGAAAAAACGGATGTCGGTGAGGTCAGCGAAAGCCAAGGGACGTAAGTTGCAAAACTGGGTGGCGGAACAGTTGCTGGGTATTTTAAAGAAAGTAACTTCTTTGGATGTGCGGTCTACCCCTATGGGTGTCAATGGTGTTGATGTACAGATGTCAACCGCCGCTTACGTACAGTTCCCTTATGACATAGAGTGTAAGAATACAGAGCGTATGACCACGCTCTACAATTATTACGAACAGGCAATTAGCCATGACTCCGGTGGAGAACCTTTGTTGATTGTAAAAATGAACCACAAAAAGCCTCTTGCTGTTGTAGATGCAGAGCATTTTATAAAGGTAGCCGCATGTCAGAAAAAAACCCCATAGATTTAAATCCAGGAGATTCTGCTGTTATAATTCGTCATGAAGAAGGTGACGATACAGGGTTTGGAATTGAAATATACCACCACCCATTACAAAGTATGAGTGACGAAGATTTAATTTTTTATACTTTGCTAACTCGTGGTATGGCATTTCAAGCTACCATAGACACAGAGTCCGTGCTAGAACTTGGTGAAGACAGCTACGCTGGTGATGAAAATGTAGCTATTACACACCACTGATGTGAGGAGTATCATGGCTTTATTACATGAATTTTACAGTGAAGATGATTGCAGTAGAGGTTTAGCATCGTATCGCAAGGCTGCCGTTTTTCAGGAGAAGGACGGTAGCTTTACTGTATACATGATGCAGGATGGTTCTATAATAGAGGAAAGAAATATTAAGGGGCATACTGAGCAGTATGCTGAAGATTGTGCTGAAAATTGGGTATTAGGAGTTATTGAATGAGGCACGTAGACTTATGTAGTGGTATCGGCGGCTTCGCTCTTGGTTTTGAGTGGGCTGGACTTTCAACCCCAGTAATGTTCTGTGATATTGAGGAGTGGTGCAGGAACATACTAAAGAAACATTGGACTAACGTACCTGTTAAATCAGATGTAAAGGAATTGGCTAATGACCCAGAAAGACTTGTTCCCGATTGCGACATCCTCACAGCAGGATACCCCTGTCAGCCCTTCTCCCAAGCGGGAAACCGCAAAGGCAAAGAAGACCCACGCCACATCTGGCCGCACATCCGCAAAATTGTTGCATCCAAAAGACCCTCTTGGGTTGTTTTCGAAAACGTTTATGGTCACATCAGCTTGGGACTCGACGCTGTGCTCCTTGACTTGGAAACCGAAGGCTACGCCACAAGGACGTTTATTGTTCCAGCTAGCGGCATCGGCGCACCCCATAAGCGAGATAGAGTCTGGATTGTGGGCTACACCGAACACAATGGACCATCTACCTCTACGCTTCAAGGAGAGCATGGAGAGGATGAAAGAGGGTCACAGGAAGGGCAGGAAGCGTCCCAGCAATCTACGGGAACAGGTGAATCCAGAATACGTGAAGATGTGGGCAACTCCAAGGACAACGGATGGGACGGGCGGCCCACGCCAACTGGACGAGAAGGGTCGCAGGATAAGCAAGACGAATCCAGACCTGAAGTTCGGGGCGAATCTAGCAGACCAAGTACGGATGTGGCCGACACCAACAACCAGAGACCACAAGGGCGGCTATCAGGGTGGCAGGATACGCAACGGCAAGGTGTCGTGGGACACACTGGATGTAGCAGTTCAACACACAGACAATCCGAACAAAACTGGTGGACAACTGAACCCGATGTGGGTAGAGTGGCTAATGGGATACCCAAAAGGGTGGACAGACTTAAAGGACTAGGCAACGCCATAGTACCGCAAATTGCACAACAAATCGCTGAATCAATAAAGGTAGTAGAAAATGCCAAAAGATATTAGACGTAGGCTAGAAGCCGACAGTTCTGCAGAACTACAAGAAGATATAGAAAGGTATTACAACATGTATCCATCATTGGGCTATGATACAAAAGTTATCAAAACTACCCAAGAAGATGCTAAGTATGTTGCATACCTATCCCGCATGGACTCTTGTGATTGAGGTTAAATATGAGACACGAAGACTTTATGAAAAAGGCCATGAAAGAAGCACACAATGTTGACATGGTTAATCATCCACCCCATTACAAAAAGAATGGGATTGAGTGTATTGAAGCTATTAAAGCTGCCCTGACTACAGAAGAATTCAGAGGCTATTGCAAAGGCAATACTCTCAAATACACGTGGCGGGAACGCTACAAGGGCAAGTCTGTAGAGGACTTGCGGAAAGCGCGGTTTTACTTAGACCGTTTAATTTTGGAACTAGAAAATGAGCAGGAAGATAAGAGCTAGCATTACAATATCTGCTTCTATTGATTTAGATGAATTTAACGCTGACGTTGATGAAATTTCGGATACTGTAAGAGAATACATAGAAGATTTATTGTTTGATGTTGAAGGTATCAAACCTGCTAAAATTAGCGTGAGGATGACAAATGAATAACCAATTACCTACAGATTATCAGAATTTTATTGCCCTATCTCGTTACGCGAGATGGAAAGAAGACGAACAGCGTCGGGAGACTTGGAGTGAAACTGTATCCAGATATTTTGATTATATGGCTGACCATCTGCATCATAAACATGGCTATAAGCTTCAACCTGCACTGAAGAAAGAACTGGAAGAAGCTGTACTAAGTCAGGCCATCATGCCCAGCATGAGAGCATTGATGACTGCTGGTCCAGCACTAGACCGCTGCCACGTAGGTGGATATAACTGTTCTTACGTGCCTGTGGATAGCCCACGTGCGTTCGATGAGACCATGTATATTCTTATGTGCGGTACAGGGGTAGGCTTTTCTGTTGAACGCCACTGTATCGAAAAGCTACCCATCGTAGCGGAAGAATTTCACAGCACAGACACCGTAATTAAAGTTGGCG